CACCATGTAAGCCAAAACCACTAACCAGAGGCGGCCGCGTTATCGCGTTCATTGAGCAGTTCTGTCTGATCCCAGAAGGTGCTCATGTTGGGAAGCCTCTTGTCCTTGCCGAGTTTCAGCGGCGGTTTATCCGTGACATTTACGACAACCCGGCAGGGACGCGCAGAGCATATTTGTCAGTTTCGCGTAAGAATGGAAAGTCCGGCCTGATTGCAGGGATGCTGCTGGCGCACATCTGCGGCCCGGAGGCGGCGCTGAATAGCCAGATCGTATCCGGGGCCATGAGCCGCGACCAGGCTGCACTTGTTTTTGCGCTGGCCAGCAAGATGATCAAGCTCAACCCGAGGCTGTCCGAGGTGACTAAGATCGTGCCAAGCGGAAAGCGTATTATCGGCCTGGCCCGTAATGTAGAGTACCGGGCACTAGCAGCAGATGGGCATACAGCACATGGACTGTCGCCGGTTCTGGCGATCATGGACGAGGTTGGCCAGATTCGCGGCCCACAGTCCGACTTCGTGGACGCCATCACCACGTCGCAGGGGGCGCACGCATCCCCGCTTCTGATTGCTATCAGCACCCAGGCACCTACAGAGGCCGACCTGTTCAGCATCTGGCTGGACGATGCCCGCACCAGTAAAGACCCGCGTATCGTCTGCCATCTATACGAGGCACCTGCTGGGTGCGACCTGATGGACGAGGCCGCATGGCGTGCGGCCAATCCTGCGCTCGGTCTGTTCCGTTCGCTTGATGACCTGCGCGAGCAGGCGATCCAAGCGAACCGGATGCCTGCCACTGAAAACAGCTTCCGCAATCTTCTATTAAATCAGCGGGTAGAGGCTAGATCGCCATTCGTTTCCCGCGCGGTTTGGACTGAAAACGCCGGAGATCCGCTCCAGGTGGACGCCCGCACGCCTGTTTATGGTGGGCTTGACCTGTCGGCGGTCAGCGACTTGACCGCGCTGGTGCTGGTAGCCGATCACGGTAAGGAATTTAGCGTTCTTCCCACATTCTGGCTGCCACATGACGGTCTAGCTGATCGCGCCCGGCAGGATCGGGTGCCTTATGATATTTGGGCGCGTGATGGGCACCTTGAAACCACACCGGGGGCATCTATACAATATGAGTTCGTGGCTCATTACCTACGCGGCGTGTTTAATCGCTACAATGTTGTGGCATTGGCTTTTGACCGCTATAACTTCCGGTTTCTGCGCCCATGGCTCGAAAGGGCCGGGTTCACAGAAAACGAATTGACGCGGTTTGTAGAATTCGGACAAGGATTTGCATCTATGTCTCCAGCGTTGCGAGAACTAGAATCAGCACTGCTGGCGAGAAAACTTCGCCATGGGGGGCACCCTGTTCTTACAATGTGCGCGCAGAATGCAACCGTTCAGATGGATGCGGCAGAAAACAGGAAGTTTGTGAAGGCAAAGGCCAGCGGTCGCATTGACGGAATGGTCGCGCTGGCTATGGCTGTTGGGGTTATCCCTAACAAGCCAGCGGTTGCCGGGCCATCTGTCTATGAGCGGCGCGGCGTTTTAATGATCTGAGGTCTGGACGGCGTATGAGCATACTTGATTTGTTCCGAAAGAAGCCCCAGGCCAAGACGGGCCGTCCACAAGCAAACGTCGGGCACCTGTTCACCGGCTTCGACGATCCCGACCTGCTGGCCTATCTCCGCGGAGGTTCTGAAACACAGTCCGGCGCATACGTCACCCCGATCAAGTCCCTTGGAAACATGGCCGTCATGCGATCCGTCTCGCTAATCAGCGAGTCAATTGGGATGTTGCCGCTGAATCTGCATACTCGGGACGATACACGGGCAATCGCCGCAGATCACCCTGTCCACCGCCTGCTGCGCGGAATGCCTAACGCATGGCAGACGGCATTTGAGTTTAAGAGCACGATGCAGATGCGCGCCCTGCTGTATGGGAACGCCTACGCGGTCATTATTCAAAGCGGTGGCCGCCCGATCCGGCTTGTTCCTGTTCCGTCTGCGAAGATGGAGCCGAAGTTGCAGGACGACTTCACCATTATCTACCGCTACACACGCCCGGACGGAGGCGCAACGGACTACCGCCCGCGTGACGTGTTGCATTTACGCGACATCAGCGAGGACGGCGTTTGTGGCATCTCGCGCGTAAACATGGCACGCGAGGCGATTGGCCTGGCGCTGCAGGCGGAAACGGCTGCGGCCCGACTTTTCCGCAACGGAATGATGGTCGGCGGTGCGCTGAAGCACCCAGGCACGCTATCGACCGAGGCCTATGAGCGGCTCCAGCAGTCCATGGCTGATCGGTATAGTGGAAGCGAAAACGCTCATAAATGGATGGTGCTTGAGGAAGGCATGACCGCCGAGAAATTCGCTCAGACGGCGGCTGACTCTCAGCACATCGAGAATCGGAATCATCAAATCGAAGAGGTGGCACGCGCGTTCGGTGTCCCGCGTCCGCTGCTGATGATGGACGACACAAGCTGGGGCAGCGGAATCGAGCAGCTCGGATTATTCTTTGTTCAGTACACGCTTGCGCCATGGTTCCGCGCATGGGAGGAGGCCATCGAGCGATCATTGCTTGGGGAGCAGGATCGCGCAATGTATTACCCGAAATTCAACGAGCGCGCCCTGCTGCGCGGAAGTATGAAGGATCAGTCTGATTTCTTCGCCAAGGCACTTGGGGCTGGAGGTCAGCGGCCATGGATGTCCACCAATGAGGTGCGCGGCCTGTCAGACCTGCCGATTTCATCGGAGGACGGCACGGACTCGCTAAGCAACCCAATGACGCAGAATGGCGATCAGCAGAGTAAAATCAGTAAAGAGGTGCCACCATGAGCCTGAAAAAATTGCCAGCTATCCATGCGAACATCCCTAGCGGGGTGAATTTCGACATGCGCCCGGACGCCATCGAACGGTGGTCGCCCGCCATTCGCGCGGCCCAGAGCGATGATGCAACGATCAGCATTATGGATCCGATTGGTATGACGTGGGAAGGTGAAGGCGTCACGGCCAAGCGCATCGGCGCTGCTCTCAGGTCTATCGGCAATCGTGATGTGGTGGTGAATGTCAACAGCCCAGGGGGTGATTTCTTCGAGGGCGTGGCAATCTACAATCTGCTACGCGACCACCCGGCCCGCGTCACTGTGCGCGTTATGGGTCTTGCCGCCAGTGCAGCATCCGTGGTGGCCATGGCTGGCGATGAGCTTCTCATTGGCGATGGCGCATTCCTGATGATCCACAACGCATGGGCGGTGGCCGTAGGAAATAGACACGATATGCGCGCGGCGGCAGATCAGTTGGAGCCTTTTGACAAGGCCATGACCGATGTCTATGCGGCCCGCACAGGCATCAAGGCCGAGCGCGTTGCAGAGCTGATGGACGCAGAAACGTGGATCAACAGCTCGCAGGCTGTGGACGAGGGCTGGGCGTCCGGCCTGATTGAGCGCGATGCGGTACAGATTGATGACACCAAGGCGGATGATCGGCACAAAGCTAAGGCTATGGTCGAGTCAGCCATGATCAAGGCGGGCTACAGTCGGACAGCCCGACGTGATGCCTTCCAATCCCTATTCTCGGGCAAGCCCGGCGCTGCCCTGGATGATGCCAAGCCCGGCGCTGGCGATGACATTGCAGCGAAGCTGCAAAACCTTATTCTTTACATGAAAGGACATTGAAATGTCACATTACAAAATCCAGCGCGGCATTATTTCTGTTCGCGCCGACGTCGGTGACGTAAAAGCCACCATCGAGCAACTGCACAAAGCCTTCCACGACTTCAAGGCAGAGCACCAAGCCCAGCTTGATGAGGTCAAGAAAGGCAATTCTGACGCTCTGCAAGCGCTGAAGGTTGACCGCATCAATGCGGAAATCGACCGCCTTCAGAAGTCTGTCGATGAAGTGAATGCCAAGGCAGCGGCTATTCAGCTAGGCGGCGCCCCGGATAACCGCGTGAAAGATCGCGAGTACACCGATGCGTTCAAAGCGCACATCCGCAAGGGTGAAGTGCAGGCTTCGCTGAATAAAGGCGTGGCGTCCGAAGGCGGTTACACCGCACCGACCGAGTGGGATCGCACGATTACCGACAAGCTGATCCAAGTGTCCCCGATGCGGCAA